CAGAGATCTTCAACAATCTGGTGTAAAATTTGACGACTCTAGACTTCTACTATTAAGACAACAGCTTGATTTATTTAAACAACAAAGAACAGAGTTTAACAAACAAGCAGAAGTACAAGAAAGTATTTTAAGAGTTCAAGACTCTATAAGAAAAACTTTTTCTTCACAAATCAATGCATTAAATAATATAACTGGGTTAGTAGATGCATCTGGTAAATTAGCTACTGATGATTTAGAAGTAAAAAGAAATCAGCTAGATATTTTAAAAGAGACAGCTGCAGCAGGTGATCAGCTAAGAAAGTCAATTCCTATTCCAGAAGGAGAAACTTTAGAGAGTACTTTTAATGGTGTTGAACAGACAATATTAAAAGCTTCAGATTCAGCAAAATCAGCTCTAGCTGGTTCTATTCTTGAGAGTATTAAAAAAGCTGCTGAACTTACTAAAGAATATGAAAAACAAACTATAGAACTTCAAAAACAAGCTTTAACTACTCGTATTAATATACAAAAAGAAGACCTTCAGCTTCAACAACAAATTAATGAAAAACAAAAAGAATTAAATACATTAATAATACAAAATCAAATTAATGCCATTGCCAGACAACAGAGAGTGAATGAGCTTTCTGCTGAACGCATTGATATACTTAGAAAAGGTCGCGAAGAAGAAGCTAAGTCTATTACTTCTGGAGTACTAGGTCCTTTATTTACCGATCAGCAAAAACGTTTAATAGAGATTAGATTTAAAGAAGAAGAACTAAACGATTTAAAACGTGCTTTAGGTGCACAAGTAGCTTCTGCTAAGCAAACTCTCGACGCCGAGGTTAGATTAGCTAGGGAAAACTCAACAAGAGAAGATCAGAGACTAACAATACAAAGAAGTATATTAGAACTTGATGCTACTCAAAAAGCTACAGATATAGGTTTTAGAATTGAAGAAACTAAAAGACAACAAGAAATTTTTGTTAAACAGTCTCAAGCAATTCAAGAACAGATTAAAGCTTTCCTTGATCATCCTAGAGAACTAGCTAAAGTACTATCTCAAAATGTAAGAGATCTAATAGAAGTCTATAAAGTTAATAATCCCGAAAGAGCCGGTGCCTTAGTCGGAGTTGAACAAAATATAACTCAGAGAGAGAACTTAATCAATGAGCAGCTTAAAAAACAAATAGAAGATATTAATAGATCTTTGACTAATGGCATAGAGTCCGTTACTAACGCTACTAGAAATAATTTAATCGCTCTTCAAGAACAAGAAAAGGCTTTAGGTAGAACAGTAGAAGGTCAGAGACAACAGCTATCTTTAGAAAAACAAATTTCTGATACTAGAACTAATGAAGCTGTCACAGCAGCTCAAGCTAGATATAATGCTGTTGTACTTGAGACTGGTAACAGACTATTAGCTGCCCAACAATCTCTTGATATTCTCAAGAGAGAGGCGGAGCGTGCCGGTAACTCTTTCATTATAGTAGCCGTAAGATTTGCAGAGTCTGTCAGTTCTAACCTTGAAAAAGGTATAAACTCTCTTGTAGATGCTATAGCTAATGGCACTCTTACGCTTAACAACTTTAAGCAAGGATTTAAGCAGTTTATTATAAGCATATTATCAGACGTCACAAAAGCTATTCTAAATGAATTAATCACTAAACCTATTAAAGAACTAGTATTTGGTTTTACTAGAGACTTAATATCCGGTCTAAGCGGTTCTACTATTTCTGAGACTTTAGCCAAAAATATAACCCCAGCTATATCTTCTAGTTTAACTTCAAGCTTAGGAGAAAATATAACTAAATCTATAACAGGGTTAAAAGACATAGGAATAACCCCCGTTTATGTTACTAATATGGCTGAGTTTTGTGCCTGTGCTTCTGGAGGCGCTGCTGCTCAAGGAGGGGCAGGAGCTGCTTCTACTTTAGCACAAGGCGGTGCAGGTAGACTGATGTACGATCGTCCTATCGGACCTATGCAACCACCAACTATTGCACAAAGAACTGCTGGTACTATTACACAAGGAGGAGCTGGTACTGTTACACAAGCAGGGTCTAGCGCTATTGTACAAGCAGGTGCTCAAAATGTAGTATCTAGAGGATTAGGAGGAAGACCTGCAGATGCACCAACAGGAACACCTACCGACCCTACATCGGTAGTAATTGATAATCCTGAAGCCCTTACTAAATCTTTAAGTGTTCCTATACTTTCATCTGCTGGAAATCTTGGAGCTACTGGAGCTACTGGAGCTGCTGGAGCTATTGGAACAGAAGCAGCTAATTATGGTGCTTTAAATGTCACAAGAAGTGCTACTCAACCGTTATTAAGTCAGCCACTTGCTGGAGCTCAGTTAACTAGCCCAGCTATTTTAGGATCTACAGGAATTAATACAAATATGGGTCCTGCAGGTTTCCAAAGTACCTTTGGAGTTGCGGGTTCTTATGCTGGTAATGGTATGATAACTAACAAAGATTTTAATACTGTTACAGGTACTTACGGTATGTCTGAAGTTGCTTCACCTCTTTCAAATATTAATACAGGTTTTCAACCACCAACACGAGGGGTTGCTTTTGGAGATACTAGTGTAGCTCCAGGATTTGATAAAGGGTTAACAGATACTAAAGTAATAGAAGACTTTAGTTCTAAACTAGAAGAAGTAAACCCTAAACTAGGTGACTTTAGTGGAAATTTTGATAATTTAAACCCATCTATGATAAAATGGGGAGAGAATACTTCTGCAGCTACTGGAAACCTTGATCAATTATCTAATTCAGCTAATGGCTTAACTAATAGTACAGAATCTATGATACCACAATTAGATATGTTTGGTACTGCTACTGGCATGGTGACGAGCGCTCAGACAGCAGGTCAAGCGGCGACTGTAGCTCAAACTACTGCTATAGGTACTAATACAATAGCTACTCAACAAAATACCATAGCTGAAAATGCGAACACTGGCGCTAGTGGTGGAGGTGGTGGGGGATTCTTTAGCTGGATTGGTAGCTTATTTGGCTTTGGTCAGGCTTCTGGTGGTTTAGTAATGAATAATGGAGCTATATCACGTTTCGCCGCAGGCGGCGGAGTAATGATGCGCGACCGTGTTCCTTCTCTATTAGAGCCTGGTGAATTCGTAATGAAGAAAACATCTGTTGATGCAATCGGAAAGGGTAACCTTGAGCGTATGAATGCTACTGGTAAGTCTTCTGGTGGTCCAACTAACATTAAGGTACAGATCGAGAATAAAGGCTCTGAAAAAGAAGCACAGCAGGGTGAGACTCAAATGGATGGTGAAACAGCTATCGTAAAACTAATACTAAAAGACCTAAATTCAAATGGTCCAATAAGAAGATCAATTAGAGGGAATATGTAATGGCTATATATCCAGATGACGCAGTAGTCTCTGCTACAGCGTTTGCAACAATAACTAGCGGAGAAGCTACTTTTACAAATACAGGGGCTGCAATAGATTTTAATCTACCTGTTAGTGTATCTTACCCAGCAGAAGTCTTTGTAACTATAGGTGGTATAGTACAAGACGTTACGTCTTATTATTTATCAAACAATAATGCTACTCTATCTTTTTATAACCCTCCTGACGCAGATTCTATGGTAGTTAAATGCGTGGATCTTCCAGCTAGATATAGAAAGATTAGAAGCTCTCCTAATTTAGTTGTTAGCCATGTTAAATATTCAAACACAGCTTTTACTATAATTGATAGTAATGCTTATATTTTAAATGGAGTACGAACATCTTTTTCTCTACCTACCGCAGCACTAGGAACTGGGCCTACCGCTAATTCAATATTTGTTATGTTATCGGGTGTTGTGCAGAATAATGATGCTTATACCTATCCAAGCGCTACTTTAGGTATTAATGGAATTGATTTAGATACAGCTCCTGCAGCTTTTGGAGCTAGTGGTAACTTTGCTAATACTACTTTAGAAATTAGAACTTTTGTTACTGAGTCTAGTTATGTGAGTCGTTTTTCAGATATGAGAGATAGAAAACCTAATAATGGTTACTCAATGCAAGACCAGTTTAATGTGTCTAAGTATCTTACTCAATCTGGTTATGAAAAAAGAAGATTATTATCTCGTAGACCTAAGCGCACCTTCTCTATAATATACTCAAACATTTCTGGAGTAGAAAAAGAAGCTATTGAAAACTTTTACTATGCACGTAGCGGAGAGTATGAAACTTTTACTTTTGACTTGACTCATATTAATGATACTGGTACAGTAAGAACAAGATTTAATGGACCTTTAGAGATTCAACAAGTAATTTCAGCTGGATCTAAGTTAACTGAAAATTTCTATAATATAAGACTAAATCTTCAGGAAGATTTTAATTAATGACAACTCGTTTATACGATTATATTATTACAGTATCAAATGCAGCTCCTTTTAAAAACGGTAATAATTTTATCGGTTTAAGCTCTAATACTTTTGGTTATGTTGCTAATGTAAATACCCTTACTAATAATATAAAAGTAAAAGTTAACAATGTATATCAAGAGTTTATAGTCGGAGAGTCTGTTGTAAGTACTCACTATAAAATATCTAACGTATCAACTTCTCAAAGTTTTACCCCTGCTAATGAAAATGTAGTACGCTTTACTCTTACTGGTAATACGGTTCCGGCTTCTGCTGGAGAACTAAGTGTTTATGTAGCTGGTCAATATCAGTCTAGAGCTAACTGGGAGTATGAAGAGTCTAACACTGCAATACACTTTTTTGAGTTTGCTAAGCCAGGATCTAATACAGTAATTGTCAGAAGAGATACTGGTAATACAGAAGCCCCTAGTTTTGCTGCTTCTAATTTGTCTCTTGGTAATGCTCAAAATTCTAGTTCTACTGTAATAACTGCTATAAACAATAGTCCTTTTATTAGAAGTAAGAATGCTTTTATACAGCCTCCTGTAGTAAGACTACTAACTTTTTATTACCCAGGAGAATGGTATCCTCCTAATGAAAAGGGAAATCCTAGCGGCTCCGGTGCCGGGCTATCTTGGCCTGCTGATATTCCATGGAGAATAGCAGAGGTAATAGGTGATATTCATTCGGATCTAAACTATAATGTTACCTTTGGAACTGAGTCTTATATGCCATATCCCATGGAAACAGATGGTATAGGCACATCCTCAGATGGAACTATTGATAGAGTAACTGTTAGAGTATCAAACTATGATAATATAGTTACAAACTTTGTAGAAAATCCATATTTAGTGGGTAATGTTGCTGCTCCTCATTCTGTATCAGGATATGTTAATGGAGAGCTAGTACAAGGATTAGACCCTAATACTGTTGTAGGAAGTTCTAGTTATGATCAATCTGTAGTAGATTCATATTACGGTGGTAAAACAAACGTCGCTTGGAGCTACGATAGAGCTATTGCACAAGGAAAAACTTGGAAAAATTTAAAATATGATAGTAGAGATTTCTTAGGAGGCGTTGTAGAAATAAAATCTACTTTTGCTAGTCATTTACAGTATTGGCCAGAGTATTCTAAGATAAGAGATATAAATAGCAGTAATCTAGTTCAAGTTTACAATAGCGCTCCTTATAGAATAGGAGATAGTGTTACAACTCCTACATCTAACACTACAGTAAGAGTAGTTTCTATTCTTGACGAAGAGTTTTTGCTATTAGATAATCCTCTATCTAACGCTTCTGTAGATCAAAGTTTATTTGTTCTGAACCAAGAGCATGATCCAGAAGCTTATATTAAAGATGTTTTTAAAGTCACAGAGTTATCTGCTCTAAATGAAAACTTTGCTGAGTTCATTCTTACAAGCTGGTTACAGTATTTTAAGCTTCAACTTCCAAAGCGTAAATTCTATAAAAATACTTGTCAGTGGGAATATAGAGGTTCAGAGTGCCAATATCCTGGCCCCAATGGAGGCGCTATACCTGGAACTTTTCCTGTATTGAATGCCAATACTAATCCTATAACCACTAGTAATGAGGTAGGTATATCAGCAGACGAAGATGAGTGTGCAAAATCTTATGAAGCCTGCAAAATCCGAAACAATACTATTCATTTCGGAGCTTTCCCAGGCACAGGAAGACAGGTTCCAAAACAATAATGGCTATTAAAGGTTGCATTTTACCTTGGGTTCACATACACGGTGATTTAAAAGGTAGATATAGAGCTTGCTGTTTTTCTGATCAAGCTGATAAAGATCCTTATATTCTAGGCTCTAGTGTACAACCATTACTAGAAGTTTGGAATGGTGATGCTTATATAAACCTAAGAAAACAATTTTTAGAAGATAAAATACCTGAACAATGTAAAAAAGCTTGTTATGATAAAGAAAGTTTAGGGGTTGAGCAAAACCCTAGACATAATGCTAATAATAAATGGGCTTCTTATTCCCATCTACAAAATTCTTTAACACCACCCCCACCAGTATTTATAGATATAAGATTCGGTAATATTTGTAATTTTAGATGTAGAACTTGCGGACCTATGGCAAGCACATCTTGGATTAAAGAAAGTAAGAATCTATTTAAAAACAAATATGCAAGATTATTAGATAACTGGACTAATAATGAAGAGTTATGGAAAGCTTTAGAAGAAATATATCCTACAATTGATACTATATATTTTGCAGGTGGTGAACCATTTGTATTAGATGGTCATTATAAGTTATTAGAGTTTTTAATATCTAAAAACAAAACAGATATAACTATCAATTACAACACTAATCTTTCTATATTAAAATATAAAAACTATGATTTACCTTCTCTATGGGAGAAGTTTAAAATTGTAAATCTATGGGTAAGTTGTGATGGATATGGTCAGGTAGCTGAATATATAAGAAAAGAATTAGAATGGGAACAGTTTGAGACTAATGTTGATAAGGTTAGACCATACATTAGAACAATTAGTTCTGTGATATATACAATGAGTATATACTCTATGACAGATTTAATATTGTGGGCTAATTCTAGAAAAATTACTGTATTTGGTACAACATTAGTTAATCCTGACTATCTCTCTTGTCAAATTCTTCCAAAAGAAGAAAAGCATAAAATATTAATTCATTATAGAAATTTTTTAAATACATATAGAGAAGATCTATCTACTGATCAAATTAATAATATATTAGATTGGTTGAGATTTTTAAAAGGTGAAGTTAATAATAGAGAAGAGTTAGAAATTAAATTTAAAAAGGTTACGTCTACTTTAGATAGAAATAGGAACGAAAATTTTACCTATACAGTTCCTGAATTAGCAGATTGGTATGAATCAATCAAAATATCTTAAATATCTAAATAAAAAACATGATTATTTAGAAAATAATTGTATTACTTTAATAAATGAGATATATAAAAATGAACTTAACTCCAACGCTTTTGATAAGTTATGGGTATACTTAGACATGCCTGACGGTAAACCACAAGATGGGAAAGCTTGGATGAAGAGATTTTCTATACAAGATATAGAATATGGGGCTTCTTTAGTTGCTAAAAAAGTTGACTTGACAGATTTACAAGAATATGATGTAATACTATTTAAGTCAAAAAGATTATTACCAATTCATTTCGGTATGTATGTAGGATATAACAAATTTATACATTTAGAAGAGGGGCGTTTTTCCAAAATTGATGTTTTAAACGACAATTGGAGAAACATGATAGCTAGTATATGGAGATAAACTGGGAAAAATACGTAGGAATACCATATAAGCATTTAGGTCTTACACCTGAGACTGGTATTGATTGTTTTAACCTTATAAAATATATTTATAAAAATGAATTAAATATAGACTTACCTTATACAACAAGAAATTTTTGTAATATTATTGATGATAACTGGTACGGCAGAACTCATGAAAGATTAATTGATAATGTCAGTAATAATTCAGAATATGGTTGGGAAAAAATTTCTAATCCAGAGCTTTATAGTGTTATAACTATGGTAATGGGTACGTCAAGCATAACTAATCACTGTGCTTTATATATAGGTAATAATAGAATAATTCATACAATACAGAACCACAAATCACATATAGCCGTATACGGTTCATATTATAAACAATATACGATGGGGGTATATAAATGGGTAGGTATGAAGACTTAATTAAGTCTTTTAAAACACATATGGAGGAGAATCCAGAATTTGAATGTTGTGGAATTATTACAAAAGATTTTAAATATATTCCTTGTAAAAATATAAGCCCTTCTCCAAAAGATACTTTTATATTAGACCCAGTAGCTCTTCTTAAACACGGAGAAGAATGCTGGGGTATTTTTCATAGTCATACTCCTTCCCATGAAGAACTACCTAGTGAAAAGGATAAAGATTCCGCTATATTTTCTCAATATAAATTTATAGTTGGTAATATGAATAATACTTTCTATCAATATTGGTTAGATGATTTAAACTATTTAAGATTCAAAGATTTTACAGAAGAGAGTTTAGTATAAATGTTACTTACTTTACATTTTCATCCGGTCCTTCAACCTATGACAGGAGTAAAATCTCATACTTTTGATGTAGCAAAGCTATCAGACATTAAAGATGCTCTAAGTGTTTTATTTCCTAAAATTAGAAAGTATATTAGACAAATCGCAGCTGGTACTCTTAGAGAGAATCTATCTTTAGTTACAACAGATGGAAAGATTTTAACAAGAGAAGACTATTTTATTAATAGAGTAACACATAGAGAACTTACTATTGTTCCTATAATAGCAGGATCTGGAAGAGGTCTAGGCATAATTCTAGGTATACTTTTAATAGGAGCTGCCTTATTCTTAGGTGGTGCTCCTCTAGCTTTAGGCGGTACTGGCGCTGGTTTCGTAGGTTCCACTACTGCTCTTGGTGGTTTATTTAGTGCGGGTGGGTTGCTTAAAATGGGTCTAGGACTTGTTTTATCTGGATTGATGCAAATGCTAATGAAACCTCCTGATATGAAGGGTCCATCAGATTCTGCGCAACGTAGAAATAATGATATGTTTGATGCTTTAGAAAATAGCACAGATCCTAGTACTCCTGTACCTCTTATATATGGTATGCCTAGATGTGCGGGTCAAATGTTAAGTGGCCATGTTGAAACTATAACACATGGAGAGTCTGAAACTATATACGTAGTAGATTTATTATATAAAAACAGATCAGAGATTGAGAAAATTGAAGGCGGTAATTCTTCAACTTAAAAATGGGGTATTTTTTAAATGACAGTTATTTACATAGATGATGCTGCAGTCCCTCTTATAGAAGGTGGTGGCGGCGGTTGTTTCTCTAGTGATACACAGATATTAACTGAGTCAGGAACTATTTCAATATCAGATATTGAAGTAGGTGATAGAGTATGGGCTTTTAATGAGATTGGTCAATTAATTATCTCTGAAGTAACTGAGACTTTTTACCATACAAACGACTTAATTTATAGAGTAACTCATGAAGAAGGTTATTTAGATATTACACCTAATCATTGGGTTTTAAAAGATGATGGAACTTATCAAGAATTAAGAGATTTTAAAATTGGTGATAAGCTTATTACTGAAAATAATTCTTTTTCGAGAATTATTTCAATAGACTTTCTAAAAGAAGATGAAGTTTATAACTTCAAAGTCTCACATTTACACTCTTATATTGCTAATGGTATTAAAGTCCATAATGGAGGCGGAGGAGGTAAAGGAGGAGGAGGAGGGAAAGAAGATCCTAATTCTTTATTCTCTACTGATGTCTTATTTATAACTTTAGGGTTAGGAGAAGGTCCTGTATATAGAATTAACCCTAACGGCCCTCAAGATATTGAGTTTAATGAAGGAAACATAGATGACCTATTAACTGATGGATCAGTGAATAGTGAAAAGTTTTTTACTATAAATAACACAGGAACTATCTCTCAACAAAGACTACCTCTTTTTGGAGATTATACTTTTGTACCTCAAAGATTACAAGGATCTGTAGATCTTAAAAAAGGCAATCTTGATAGTGTTCCTAGAGCCGCTGTTGATAAGCAGAGTACTTCTCCTACAGCTCTAAGTGCTATTAAGCTTTATTTTATTCTACAAGGGTTACAGAAACAGACAGATAAAGGTGATATTGTTGGAGACTCGTTATCTGTTAAAGCTACGTTATACGATAGATCTGGGGTTAATATAATTACAACCCAAGAAAGAGTGATAAAAGGAAAAACAAATACAGCTTACTCTTTTGATTTATTTATGTCTATACCGCCCGATAAACAATCAGACGATGGATATAAGTTTACTGTTGAAAAAACTAGCGATGATGCCGACACCGCTAAAAGACAAAACAGTGTAACTTTTCAAGGATGGACTGAAATAATAGAGGAGCCTATTGCTTATACTAGAACAGCTACTATAGGATACGCCCTAAAAGCTTTTGCTGAGCACAAAGGCGGTTTACCTGCTATGACCAATATGGTCAAAGGATTGATAGTAAAAGTACCTTCAAACTATAATCAGCCTATATTAGAAAACGGTGATATTGATTGGAGACAAATTGAAGTATCAGAATCTGATAGAACTACATACGGTTATCGCCAACAAAGAACTGGTAGCACTATATTATACAATGCAAACCCTGTAATTTATCAAGGATTATGGGATGGTCAATTTGTATATTCTTGGACACAGAACCCAGCATGGATTATCTATGATATGTTAACTAATAAAACATATGGTTTAGGTATACCCGAAGATAATATTGACAAATACTCTTTTTATGATGTAGCTATATATAATGATGCTTGTGATGTTACAAATGGTAGATTTTACGGAGTTGACGCTCAAGCTGATGGAACTTATAGATATAAGCCTAGAACCACTAAAACATCGGTTGCAGACGTGTTAGTAGGTCTAGACCCAGATGTAGATATTAAAGAGCGTAGATTTATTTTAGATACTGTAGTATCTGATCAAAAACAGGTTATGGATATTATTCATATTATGACCTTAACTTTCAGGGGAATGTTGTTTTATACAGGAGGCAAAATAAGCTTATACCAAGATAAGCCTGACAATATGCCTGTTGCTTTATTTAATGAGACTAATATACTTGCTGGTACATTTAATATATCCGGCATAGGAGAGGAAGCTTTATTAACTGGAGTAGATGTAACATATAATGATATGACTAATCATTATAGAAGAGAAGTTTTACGTGTAGATGATCAAAAAGCCTTAACTGAAAGAAATTATATAGAAAATGTAGCAAAGATAGACTTAGTAGGCGTGTCAAGGAAAAGTCAGGCTCTACGTTTAGCTCAATATATGATCGCGGATACAAAGTATTCTAGAAGAAAAGTTGGATTTAAAACGGGTATTGAAGCCTCTGAAATATCTCCAGGCTCTGTTATATCTATATCTCAAAGAGCCACTTCTGTAGCTTGGGGCTATGGAGGAATTGTATCTAATACTTCAGCAGCTTCTGGGGCCATGATTTACCTAGAGCATATTGGTAATCCTCCTATTATTGCTTCAGTTTTCACTGCTAATACAAAGCCTCTTGCTTTAAGAATAGCAAGTGGAAAGTCAGGTTTAATAGACACCTATATAATTAGTAATACTACATATTCTTTAAGTAATACTTCTAATGTGAATAGTGGTGCTGAAGTAATCGGTGTTCAAGCTATTAAAAAATATGATCATCCAACTAAATCATTTCAATCGTTTACTGGTACTTGGGGAGATAATCATGTTCCCAGTAGACAAGATGTTTGGAGTTTAGGAGAAATTCTAGATCCAACAAATATCTATTCCTCTCTAACTGATAAACTATTTAGAGTTATTAATATAAAAAGAGATAGAGACGAGACTGTATTTATAGAAGCTAAAGAGTATGTAAATAATGTATATATTGATTCTGATACCATCATTAATTATAACCCTTTAAAGTTTGCTGACTTTTTCAGCCCTCTTAGAGCTCCTCCAGCTCCTGATTTTACTTTAAGTCCAATTGCCAAAAGAGATTTTGATGGTTCACTTTATACAGATATAGTAATCAGTGCATATACTGATTTAACTGGTTATTCTAATGAGATTAAAACTGAGTTTTATCATGCTAAACCCTTATCATCTTATCTCTTGTTATCTAACACCAATCACTCTGCAAGTAGAGATATTCTCTTATGTAAGGTAGACGATATTTCTTCTATATCTAACGGAGTTTCTGCAATTATTCAAGGTAAGAATGGTTTTACAACAGAGTTAGGCGTATCAAGACTATTAGTTACAGGATTCTCTATAACTGACGTTGATCCTGTGTATAAACCAAACGGAAACATAACTTTTACGGTTCAAGGTTTAAAAGGTCTTATTGATCAGAATTTTGAAAATAATACTCACGTTTTAGACGTACTTAATACTTATAACTTTAATGAATTAAAGGGTGTGAATAAACTTACCCTTCCTATAAATCAAAAGACTCTCTCTGGAACAGGAGATGCTTTAGGTTATTTAGGATTTGTTGGATCTGATACTACACTAACTAACTATAGCGCTAATGTTGTAGGTTTTAATGCTAATACAGCTACAATTAAAATTGATAATGATACCTCTGGCGCTTTTTCTTTGGAAGGTATAATCCCAGATCCTCCTTTCTATATATCTATCCCACAAGTACTAGATCATAGATATTTCTCTAATAATACTCTATATATTACTGGAAACTATGTTGAAGTTACTAGAACTAATGTTGCTACTACGAGCAACATTCAAGGAAATAGATTTAAACAGCCTTTAAGCATGTCAATAAGACATTCTGATTTTGTTAGTGTTTATATTAATGGGGTTGACGATACTAACTATGTATTAGAAAGAGGGTTAGATGGCTTAGCTAATTCTCAAGTATCTATTACTTTAACAACCTTACCTACTAGTACTTCTAATTTAGATATTAGAGTTACCGCTAATACATATACTGTTCCTTTAATAGAAGCAGGAGATAATATTAGTTGGAATTCTGGTAATACTTATGGAATTACAGCTACAACTTATGATATCGCATCTCCAACTTATAATGCTTATATGACAGCCAATAATATTTATAGAGTAACTCTGTCTGAGCCTATAAGATCAAATATAGCTGTTTCATATGCTACTAATATTACACCTAATCCAATAGGAGTTATAGGAAACGTAAACTCTACTAATAAAACATTTACTTTTAATTATCCATCAGATGTATACCCAGGTTTATTAAATATAGGTAATAATGCTGTATATTTAATTAATGCGCCGGCTTCTGTATATGAGCCAATGAGTTTCGGTGACTCAACTTCTAGAATTATAAGAAGAGCGGAGGTAGGAGTACATTCAGTAAAAGCTAGAACCGTTAATAAATATGGAAGAAGAAGCGCTTTCGTAACAAAAAACACAACTGTTTATAATATACCAATTAGAGCTGTTAATAATTTAAACGTAGAAGAAGAGTTATATAAAGATTCTACTCTTGGTATTGCTGTGAGAGTGATTATAGTTTTTGATCATATAACAGGTCAAGATGTCACTGATTATGAAATATCTTATAAGATAACATCTCTAAATACTTCTTTAAATAGTTCATTTATTACTGTAAAAGCTTCTGCTAATGGTGTAGATTCAGACGGTAAAATAAGATTTAGAATAGATAATATAGAAAAAGGCATAAATGGTACTAAAAACTCTATCACAGTTAGAGTAACTCCTTTAAATAGGTCTATTAGGGGATCAACTACTACAAAAACTATTGATTTAATAGGTAAGTCAGCTAAGCCTAATAATGTAGTTAATTTTGCAGCAGGACAAACAGGAGATAGCTTAGTATTTATTTGGCAGTACATAATCAATCCAGCAACAGGTGATAATATAGATATTGACTTGCTAGAAGTTAATATTAGAAGACTTGAAGGAGTTCTTTCCGATATTTCTGACTCAAACTTATTAGATTTATGGCCTAGATCTGATGAAGTAGCCAGAGTAGACGCTAGAACTAACAGAGTAGTTATTGATATTGATCAGTACGGTACCTATACTTATTTAGTAAGAACTAAAGATACTTCTGGTAATTTTAGTGAAACTATTGTGGTCTCTGAGTTTACTTCGGCACCTCAAAGCTTTACTAATGTGTTCAAAGCATGGTCAGAAGACGATCCTAGTGGAGCATATGTACCAGGAGTCATTAATGAGAACTATGGTTCTAATGCTTACCTATCTTACTATAATTCTAATAACTATGGGTTTCCAAGTAATTCTTTTAATGCAAGTAGAACAGATAATGCTAATGGAACTTCAGTAGGCTGGAGTGTAATCGGGAGTTCTCCTTCTGATCTAAGAGCTTTGGCAAACGCTATTTATCAAACAGAGATAAGAGATATAGGTAACGTAATATCAGCATCTTTATCTGTAGATATTGTAGGAGATCAAGCTCTAAAATCTACTTGGTTAGATTATAGCGACCAGATAGGAGGAAATCAAGTAACTGAGTCAGCCCCTTCTGGAAGCTTAAGAGATGTTGACTTTTCTGGGTCGTTAGGTATCGGTAATATTTTAGGTTTTGCTAATGCTTCAGCAGCTACTGTTACTTATGACTCAGAGAATAAAACACTAACTAGCGGAATTCAAGCAACTCACCCTGCAAACGTATATGCTATTATAGCTAGAGGAAACTTTAATGGAGATGTTGCTAACGCAAATGTTATGAGTTTAATAGCAGGTGTAAGTAACGCAAACACTTTAGTTTTAGGAGAGTCTTGGTATGCTAATGGAAAATCTATAGGAAGTAATGGATTTTCTAATTTAACAGTTGCAGGCACCTCCTATAAACTGGTAAACTTAAGGCAGTGGTTAGATTTAAGTGGTAGTTCTACTTTCTACGGAACTACAGGACTAGTTACTACTAATACTGAATTTAGATTTACAGATTCTAATCCTTATTATGCTAATGGTAGAGTAAACAACTCAGTGTTTACTTCTATATCTAATTCTGACGGGTTTACTAACTTCGTTAGTGGAGCAAGAACTTTTAGATATTTTCAGTTTAGATATATAGTTAATAATTATGACCCACAACAAGCTGAATTTATACTAGATAAGTTCAGATATAAAGTAAGCTTAAATGAAAAAACATTTACGTCAATAGTAACTATGAATACTGCATCCGTTACTACTTATGTAGATTATGCTAGAATGGCCTTTGTACAGACACCAAAAATAACTGGAGCTTTAGTGTCTTCGAGTTCAAATCAATTAGCAAGGCCGCAAGTTGTGATTGTAGATAGAGGATTATCAGGAGCAAACATTTCTGTATATTTTTCTAACGGAGTCTCATCTCATAATGTTGGTTCTAGTGTTACAACAGTAGACTTTTCAGTAACAGGAGTTTAAAAATAAAATGCCAGTAGGAAATTCAAATACTTTTGTATTACCCTCACAAGGGTCTTCTATTGCAATTTCAAGATCTCAATTTAATAGTAGTTTACGATCTTTATTGCAAAATTTTTATAGTACAGGTATTCCTGGTACAGATAACTTAGTAGATAGTGGAGCAGCTATAGCTTCTGCTGACTATGATGGAATGCTTTATAGAAGTGCTACTACTGGTATGTTCTATGTTTCTGACACTACTGTGACTGTTGCTTCTGGAAGAACTAATAGACCTGTTGGTGGGGCTTTTACAAGATTTGGTATTGCTTGGAGACAACAAGGAAGCTTAGCTGCTGCTGCAGCTAATATTTCTACCTTTGACGTAGGTGAGGCATTTGTTGTAGTTCAAGACACTGCTGGCTCATCTAATAATAGAATGTATATGAGAGTAGCTACTACTGGAACATTTTCTGTTGATTTCGTAGACGTAGGTCAACCAGCTCCAGGTCAGGTTACTGCTGCTTCTTTAACTAACTATAGTATTTCTGGAGAAAATCTAGCTAATAGCTTATTCAGAGCTACTGGTCTAACAGTAACTCCTAGAGTTATAATAGATTCTTTTGCAAATACTCAAAATAGTTCAACTACTTCTGCCTTAGAACTTAAGGGTAGCTCTGTAGCTAACGTCTCTATAGGATTTACTACAAGTGCTAACTCTAGCATTATTAAGCAAATGTCTTCTAATGCTGGTCTTTATGTGCAGTCTACGAACGGAATTATGGCTCCTATTAGAGCTAACGTATTTTTACAGTCTACTATTACAGGTGGTACTGGTGAGACTACAGCTCCTTTACTTCCAGCAGGTATTGTAACAGCCTGGGCAGGTGCATCAGCTCCTGCTGGTTGGCAACTATGTGATGGAACTGCACTAAGTAGAACTACCTATGCCGCTTTATTTGCGGTATGCAGTACTACTTTTGGTGTAGGAGATAACTCTACCACATTTAATGTTCCAGATATAAGAGGAAGAGCTATTTACGGAACATCAACTGATATTACAAGAGGTGCTACCTCAACAGCTATTGGATCAGGTTTCTCAAGCACTTCTTCTTCAGGTGGTCCTACAACACACACAGTAACTACGATTAACTACCAGCAACCTGCTATACCTAAAGACGGAACTTTTAACTCTTTAGTAACTGGGGTAGGTGCTCACTCTGCTCATACGCATACTATTACACATCCTGGAATTAGTATGAATTATATTATCAAGCTTTAGGAGATACCAAATGTATACAATTAAATTTAATGCTATTGACATTGATGGAAAAATGGTTTATTGTTTCTTTAGAGATACTTCAGAAAATAAAAAAAATCCTGGAGTAGAGAAGCAATTTTCTTATGATAGCTTTGTAGAAAAAGAAACAAGATTAAAAGATATGTTAGAAGGAGATATTTTCTCTATTTATTTAGAAGATAACTATACGGAGAAAAAATCTTTAGACGGTTCTTATGTTTCTTTAACAAAAGATGAGACAGATTATATTACAAGTTTAGTAAAAAGAGCTTGTGTAGATTTAGAATTTGATGTGTTATTATCGTCCTCAATTGATGATCAAATTAATAGTTTCATTAAAGAGTTTTTTGACGAAAAATCAGTTGATCAAGTAAAAGCTGTAGAAGCTTCTCCAAAAGACTTTTTAGCTGAGTTCTTTAAGGATATAGAACAGTCTGAGAGTAAAAAAATATAAATTATAGGAAGTGCAGGTTAAATGGCGTTTACTCAAATAACAGGACAAGTAATATCAGCTAATGCTATTAATTCTACATTATTAGCTAATAATGTTGTTTTGCAAAGACATATTCTAAGCGGAACAATTAGTGCAGATAAGTTAGCAGCTAATGTTGCTACTGCTGGTGTTGTAGGAACTTCTATTAACTCAGTACAGGATAATCTTTCTGTAGTAAGCTCTAACCTAATACAGTATGCAGCAAGAGCAAACGCCAATATAGATTTAGTACAATCAAATGCTAGATCTAATGACTTTGTTACTCTCTTAAGTGCTTATTCAAACGATGCTATTACATTACTAACTGCCAGAGGCAATGACTTTACTACTTTAACAGTAGCCTACTCTAATGATGGTACAACTCTTGGTCTGGCTTACTCAAATGATGCTTCTACTTTATTAACTGCCCGTTCTAATGATTGGTCTACTTTATTAACTGCAAGAGCTAATGATTTTACTACTTTAACAACTGCGTATTCTAATGACGGAGCTACAATACTTTCTGCTAGAAGTAATGATTTTACTACTTTACAGTCAGCTTATTCTAATGACGGCTCTACCCTTTTAACTGCCCGTTCTAATGATTGGTCTACTTTTCTAGCAGCTAGCTCAAACGATTATTCTACTTATTTAATGGTTACTGGCGCTTTTATAGCTGCTAATAGTAATATATCTAACCTTCAAGTAGGTATTTCTGGATCTAATACTAGAATATCTGGAGCAGAGTCTAATATTATAACCCTCCAAGCTTTTGCTACTAGCGAAAGATCTAATGTTACTAATATTATAACAGGTGCTACACCTTTTACTGGTAATGTTACTATGCAAAGATCACTAACTATACAAGGTAACTTGATAGTAGTGGGTGCTCAAGTAGATTTAGGTGTGGGAAGCACCTCTATTTATGATGCTATCATAACATTAAATGCTAATCTAAGCTCTTCTACACCTCCTCCTGCCGACGCAGGTATACTAATTAATAGAGGTAGTCTAGATAACGTATTTATAGGTACTGAGACCACAGATCCTCACTTAGAGTTTGTGTATACTGATAGTCCAGGATCTAATACTTCTATAGCCATTAAAGAGTATATTGATCTTGTTGCTAATGCTTACCATGCAAATGCTAGTTCTCAAACTCAACCTGCTTTTGGTATGTATAATGATCAAAATACTGGTGTGCATTTTCCAAGACCAGATACTATTGCTTTAGTAACAGGTGGTGTTATACAAGCTAATGTTACTTCAGAGGGTAATTTAATATTAACTTCTGGGCATGTCTCTTCCTTTGATCTCAAAAACTTTTTAGATTTAGAAACTACTAGATTAAGTAACTCTATTTCTTTAGGGTCTGTAACAAACATTGCATTATTCTTAGATACTAATAATAATGGAAATGATGATTTCTTTGCTATTTATAATGACACTAATGATATGGGTCAGAATGTTGATAGTGCTGTATTTAGCGTTAGAAACCTAGGAACTTTATATACTAAAGGTAACTTAAATTATATTAGTTCTAACGCGACTACTGATGTTTATTCTGGTAACTCTATTATTTCTACAAGAGTTTTCTCTAGTGGCGTAGAGCTTAGAGCTAATGACTATGCTACTTATTTAATAGCATTAGGCGGTTTAACAGGTGCTAATACAAACATAACCAATCTACAAACTGGATTAACAGGTTCTAACGCAAGATTGTCAGGCGCTGAGGCTAACGTAATAGCTCTTCAAGGCGGTTTAACAGGTTCTAATACTAGAATATCTGGAGCAGAAAGTAATGTAATAGCTCTTCAAGGTGGCTTAGCTGGTGCTAACACTATTGACGTTAACCAAACTACAGGATTAGTAGGGGCTAATACCAATATTACTAATTTACAAAGCGGATTAACAGGTTCTAATACTAGAATAACTGGGGCAGAAAGTAATGTTATTGCTTTACAAGGCGGATTATCTGGAGCAAATGCTAATATATATTTAACATATTTAGCAGCTACTTCAAATGACTTTATAACTTTTACTAGATTAAATTCTAACTTAAATACTGTATCTTCTAATACAGATGCTAAGCTACCTTTATCCGGCGGTACTATGTCTGGTAATATAGCTATGGGTGCTAAAAATATAAATAACTTAGCAGACCCTGTACAGCTACAAGATGCAGCTACTAGAAATTATGTTTTAAGTGTTATTGGAACTACTCTTGTCCCAAGAGGAACTACAAATGTTTCAAGTGGTACTTCTAATGTTATAGCTATAACTTTAAATTCTCCTTCCTCTATAGATAGAGTATTAGTTAGTCTATCTGGAGTTATTCAAACTCCAACTACGGACTTTATATATAATGCTTCAAATAGCACTATACAATACACAGACGCAACTTTACCAGCTGGTCTGACTACAGTAATTCAATCGTGGGCATAAATGAAAAAATACAAACAAATAACAACTGAATTAACATTTAGATGTAATGCTAAATGTCCTGCTTGTCACAGACAAAAGCCTTTAAGAATAGATTTAAATGATGCTAAATATACTTTTACACTTGAGTCTTTTCAAAAAGTATTTTATCCTGAGTTTTTAAGTAATCTAGAGTGGTTAGTCTTTAACGGAAACTTTGGTGATTCCATAATGAATAAGCAATTTAGAGAGATAATAGCTTATGTAAAACAACACAATGTAAGATTAAATATTCATACAAATGGCGGAATTCATAATAAAGATTATTGGAATGATGTAGGCAATATTCTTGATTCTAAAGATATTATAAATTTTGCTCTAGATGGTTTATCAGATACTCATTCTACTTATAGAATAAATACTACTTTTGAAAAAGTTTTTGAAAATGCTAAATCTGTTATAGAGACTAAGAGATCCCAAGTTCATTGGAAGTTTATTGTTTTTGATTATAATCAGCATCAAATAGCAGAGGCTAAAGAGCTTGCAATAAAAGAAGGTTTTACTTCTTTTAATCTAATTAAGACTGGCAGATTCTTTGCTGCTCCTACTACTGGTGATTATGTTCATACCAAAAAAACAGCAGACTTAACAAAACTACCCAAGAAAATACATTGTAGTTGGGATGATTGGGAAAAATGGTATGTATCTCCTGATGGATTAGTTTTTAGATGTTGTTGGACAGGTGCTCACTACTACGATAAGGAAGTGACTAGATTTTATTATCCTACTAACTTTGAGAACATATTTAATGCTAATAGTATTCCTATAGAAGAAATAATATCTTCTCAATATTGGGAAAAATTAAGAAGCTATCTTCAAGGTTATGATAGAAGTTTTCCTATTTGCAAAAGTCAATGTGGAAAAGTAATCAGTAGCAGAGAAAAAATAGAGGAAAACCTATTTACAGGTGAAAAAACTATATTTGAAGCTGGGCAAGGAAGATATACTTAAAAAAATTTAAATTGAAATTTTTTTATAACAATTGTATACTAAGTTAATGAAGGAGACTAATAATGATCACAAAAACTCTTAAAAATATAAAAAAGCAAGTTATGGAAGATGATTCTGTAGAAGATATTATGGAAGAAATAACAGGTTCTGAACAAGAAATGGAAGAGCCTGAAGAAAATGATGACGACGAAGAAGAGCAAATGTCTTCTATGTCTCAAGAAGATCCTTCTGTAGATACTCTAATAGCATCTTTAAAAACATATTTAGCAGATTCTTTTTCTGTATATGTAAAAGCCTCATATTTCCATTGGAATATAGAAGGACCGGACTTTTTTCAGTATCACGAGTTACTAGGAAAAATATACGACGATATACAAGGAACTATAGATCCTATTGCCGAAAATATTCGTAAGTTAGGGGGTTATGCTCCTGGATCATTTGGAAGATTCCAAGAACTAACTGCTATTACAGAAGCTTCAAAAATTATACCACCAGCGATGGTTATGTTTAAAGAGTTACACGACGATCTAGAGAAGTTAATAGCTTCTAATGAGAGATCTTATGAATTAGCAGAGATTAATCATGAGCACGGTATTTCTGATTTCCTTGCAGGAAGAGATGGTATGCTTAAGAAGTGGCGTTGGTTTTTACGTTCTACACTAGCTAATAGATAAGGAGTTAATAATATGCCGCTTAAAAAAGGTAAATCTCAAAAAACTATTAGTTCTAATATAAGTGAGTTAATGAAGAAACCTGGAAAAACTAGATCAAAAGGTGTCAAAACATTAGCAAAGTCACAAGGAATAACTAAAAAAGAAGCACAAAGAAAACAAGCAGTTGCTATTGCTTTATCTTCTGCTGGAAAGTCGAGAAAAATGTAATGGAAGGTTATATTGGGGAAATAAGATTATTTGCAGGGCATTTTGTTCCTAAAGGTTGGTCATTTTGTAATGGCTATCTTATGCCTATAAATAATTATGCAGCTCTGTTTTCTATTTTAGGAACAACTTATGGAGGTAATGGAACTACTAACTTTGCTTTACCTGATTTGAGATATAGCGATGATCACGGTAATAAATACATAGGGTATGAACAAGGTAAGCCTTCTTATATAGTTTGTATATCAGGTATTTACCCTTCAAGAGACTAAAAAGTAAAAAATAAGTATTGCTAAATTAGCATCTTAAAGTTATAATTTACTATAACTGATTAAAATAATCAGATAGTATTAAAGGAGAATTAACATGGGAGAGATTAGAAGAGATGTTGTTGGTAAAGCCAGTGACTACGCAAACCCAGGTAATAACTCTGCAGCCCCAATGGGTGGAACCGATAGAGGACCAAGTACAAAGGGACGTGGAGCACCAAAGGGTAACAAAGTATTAAATGGTGGTATGGGTTATTTCGATGAAGTTGGTTTAGCTAAGGGTATGCCAGTTCCAGCACCTCAACCAGCAGGTGATTTATCAAAAGGACCAATGAATTCTTCATTAGGACCAATGGGTTCAACTTTTGGTGGTAATGGAGCCGGTCGTTTTACTGGTAAGGATCAGGAAAAGAATGGTTCTGGACCTGTTATGCCAAACCGCGTAAAGTAATAGGAGGCTAGTAATATGGCAGGAGTATTAGGTAAGGGCGAACGTAGAGTTGTCATGATAGGGGATAACCGTTACGGTATGCCTGAAGAATATGATCCTGTTCGTAAGCAAAAGACTATTATGCAATATCGAGAAGGTGATACCATAACTCGTGAAGCAAAAGCAGTTTTTAATGGGACTGGATTAGATCTAAGCACTTATCCACAAAGACAGTTTAATTATGGTAAAAGAGTAGTAAAAGATACCGTTGGCGATAAATCTGTAACACCAGTTAACAAGAAAAATCGTTAATGCAAATACCAGAATTTTTACAGTCTTCAATGACAAAAATAAAAAAGAAAGCGCACAGCAAGAACAAAAAAAGTTCTAAAGCTGTGCGCTTATCTGTTTCTAAAAAGAATAAAAAATATCAATCTCCTAAGAAATAATTATCTAACCAAGCAGTTCTACTAGGAGCGCATATAAAAACTTGTGCTTTACTTGTATTTATAATTTTATTATATATACCGTCTATATTATTAACATCACAACTTATAAAAACTAAGTCCTCATCTTTCAGATTAGAATAATCAAAATCTATTCCATCACAATTAATTATTTCTATAGATGAAAACTCACATTTATCAACTATTTGTGAAGCTATTTTTGCACATCTTAAGTCATAATCAATACCAATTTGTTTAATATCTGGAAATCTTTTGAATGTATCTATCATACTATAAGGATACATACCACAACCGATCATTATTAGTTTTTCACAAGTTTTAAATAAATTATATTTCTTTTCTAAAACTAAGGTCTCTTTTATCCAGTTTTTATCAATAGGTAGATACTTTAATTTTTCAAAATCATTTTGTCTAAATAAAGGCTCTACTACCCCAAATTCTGTATGTTTCAAAGATACTTTCCAAGTTTTTTCTAACTCAAGTAAATTTGCTGATAATTCTCGCACTGTTCGTAGCTCCATCTAAGTTAATATTTGAATCTTTTGGAAAATATTCATACTCTTTTTTTATCTCTTGGAGCATAGTATCAATATTTTTTAAATTTAAATATGAACAGATTTTAAATAAGTTTAAATATTTAAGTTTATAACACCTAATTAGTTGTTCTACTTTATTGCCTGACTGTCTAGGAATAATTATAGCTGGTATTTTTGCTTTTATTATGTCAGTAGTGCTATTATAACCTCCATACGTAATAAAAGCAAAGCAATTTTCTAAATGTTTAGATAGATTGGGTATGTAGTTAACTATCTCTACCCTATCACTTGCTCTATCCCCTATTTTATTATGTAAGCTTTTATCCCCTAAAGCGACTATGAACTTTAGATCTGGATTATTAGGCACTACAGATTTTAAAATTGTATTATAAATTTCAAAACCTTCTTCTTTGTTTAATCCACAACTTATATAAACATTATTATTCTGTCTATTATGGTTTTTTATATCTGGATTACACACATACCCTGTATAGAAGATTTTATCTCTTATATCTTCTATCAGCTCACTCCAATAATAGTTCCTAGTAGCATCAGACATCAAGGGTAGATAATCTCCATCTCCATGTACTAAAACATCACAATCATAGTTTATAATTACATGGTTTATTGTTTTTGCTACCCAATCTTGAATAGAATTTTCATGAGGCTCATCCCATGGATAATCTCTAATACTTATTAGTATTTTTATATTTCTTTTCTTACATTCTTCAAATAAAGAAAAATACTCGTAAGAAAACTGCTGTCTACAAAAAGGAAAACCTTCGCATACTAAAACACTAATATCTTTATGATTATCTAGTATCTCTCTAACTTTTGATACTCTTTTTCTAACATTATCACTGTGCATTAAGTATTTATAATCATTGTTAGTTTTCTCAGAAGCTTCTTCTAAGTAGTAAGAATGTTTTGTGTTATACGATATAGGTGGATTATATAACTGATTAATCATAACAAAAGAATCAGTAGGTAGGCAGTCTGATATGTATTTTATCCTCATAGCATGGCCTAAGCCTCTATAATACTGAGTTAAAAAAGCAATCATATACCTAACCACCTTATATATATCTTTAACATATTACTTACTTTATTATTGATTATATATCCTATAAAAGATATTACAGCTATCCCTACTGATAATAAAAAATGATAAAAAGATGTGTAGTATGAATAATCTAGATAACCAATTACTATAAGTATTAATGTTATTAGTGTAAGAATTAATGATTTATAAAGCATATTATTTTAATCTTTTTTCTATCAAGGAATCTATACTTTCTCCTTGAGTTATACTAAATTCCATAGACTCTAACTTGTTATGTCTAAGCCACCCAGATTCATTATTTATTGTTATAACTTTTCTCCAGTTTTCATTTTTTATTTTTTTAACAGTAACTACATCACCTTTTTTAACATATATATTAGTTTTATTGTTATCATTTTCATCTTCACATAGGTAACAACCCTCTCTAATAACCCTTTTGCTATTTATTTCAGCAGCTAGTTTTATC